TAAATATGCTAAAAAATTTATATCACAATGTAGTATTTATGATTATGAAGAAAATAAAATTGAAAGAAAGCGTTTAGGATATTATGAAACGTCAGAAGAAGCATTTGAATCTTATAAAAAATTTAAAGAACAAAATATAAAAGAAGCTGCAGATTATTACAAAGATAAAATTCCAAGTAAATTATATAATGCGATGTACAATTATCAAGTTGAAATAACTGACTAAATATATAAATTAATAAGGAGATGAAAATATGAAAATAAATTTTGAAGAATTACCACAGTATTTACAAAAAAATAGAAAAAGTATGGAAGGTGTCGTTTTAGGATGTTGTATAAATGATATATATTTACTTAAAGAATATGATTTGACAACGGATTTATTTATCACTAAAGAAGGGGAGCTAATATTTACTATACTAAATAAACTTAGTGATGAAAATGTATCTAAAGTTACCGATACAGATATAAGATTAAATTTAAATGGTGAGATAATAAAAGAGTATTTAAATATAGGCGGATTTAAATCATTTGAAATATTGGCTAAAACAACTACTACTGAAAATTTTGAAAGTTATTTAGATAAATTATTACTTCATAATTTATTAATAAACTTATATAACGATGGAATGGATTTAGAAAGAGAAATAACAATAGAAACTAAAAAAGGTCAAATTCAAATATCTTGGATGGATCTAGCCAGTAAAATGTCTACCGATGAATTTTTAAATTATTATCAAAGTAGAAGTAACGAATATATTGATGTATCTTATGTAACAAATGATATACATACTCACGAAGGGGAAATAGGAGAAGATTTTTTAGAAAGATTATATTCTGGCGAAAAAGTGGGTATGCTTTTTGATAAAATAGGTGAACAAAATTTTTGTCCATATTTATCTAAAGAATTACTTGGGTTTAAGAAAAAACAAGTTTCAGCAATCTCTGCTACAGTTAATGCAGGTAAAACAACATTTTTAACTCAATTGTGTATGTCTCTAGCTAGTAATGGAAATAAAGTGTTAATATTAACGAATGAAATGGAGATTCCAGATTTCTTTATAAGTTTTTTTACATATATTATGTATTATGAATTAGGATATAGAAAAATTAATAAAAAGAAACTTCAAAGTGGGGGTTTATCAGATGAAGATAAAAAATATGTTGAATTAGCAAGAAAGTATTATAATGAACATTATTCGGATAAAATAATATTATCAGATATGGCAGATGCTAATATGAAATCTGTTGAAAAAACATTAAAAAAATATGTACTAAAATCTAATATAGATGTGTTTCTTTATGATACTCTAAAAGGATCAGATTTAGAAAGAGAACAATCATATAAGAATTTAATAATGGATAGTAGAACGTTTTTAAAATTAAGTAAATTATATAACGTTGCTATAATATTTGCCATCCAGCAATCACAAACTTTTTCTGGCGAATTATTCTTAACTATATCACAATTAGCCGAAGCAAAACAAGTCAACGAAGTTTTATCTACTTTATTATGTATGAGACAACTTTATAAAGAAGAACTTGACCCGAATAACAGATTCTATATAGAACCATTTAGAAGAGTTAAAACTCAAGATGGTAAATGGAAAGCAGAAAAAGTAGAATTAGATAGAAATGGTAATTATCGTTGTATGTTTATTACTAAATCTCGTTCATGCAGTACGAGTAGTGAAACAGGAGAATGTGTAATACTTAATTTTAATGGATTTAGTGGTGGGATTAGCGAATTATGTCTAGGAAAACCAAAAAGAGGAAACATTAATCAACAACAAAATAAATTCAGTAAAAAGTAGGTGATTAGCCTATATGGAGGAATTAAAACTATATTTAAAAGAAAATCCAGATAAGATCAAAAGGATATTAGAATACTATAATTATCACAGTATAACAATTAATAACAATGAAATAAGATTTGCAAAAATTGATGGAAATAACCCTAGTGGCTGTAGGATAAAATTAAATGATAATTTATCAGCTACAGACTTTACAACATCTTATAATGGTGATTTAGTTGGTTTAATAGCTACACATACAGATTTATCATATAAAGAAATAATTAATACGATTAAAACAATGACTAACAAAAAAGTAAATGGTCATCACAAAAAAGAAGCAGGTATATTTGATGATTTTTTCAATGATATTTATTTACCTCAACAAGAAGAAAATGATGAAATTATATATGATCCATCAATATTAGACCAATACTCAAAGTATAAATGGAATATGAGATTCTTAAATGACGGAATACTTCCTTGTTCTCAGTATAAATATCATATAGGGTATGATGAAAGTAGTAATAGGATTACAATCCCTCATTTTGATATAGATGGAAATCTCATAGGAATTATTGGACGTATAGATTCAGATAAAAAAACAAACTATAAATACCTCCCTCTTGTAGCGTTTCCAAAACACAAACACCTATATGGATTGTATCAAAATAAGGAATATATTAAAAATAATAGAGTGTTCGTCTATGAATCAGAGAAGAGTGTTATGCAATGTGATAGTTTTGAGGTGTACAATTGTGTTAGTCTTGGTGGTAACAGTATTTCACAAATACAAGTAGAACATTTATTAAAATTGAATGTAACAGAAATAATACTGTCATTAGATGAGGGGCTAGATGTTGAAGTAATAAAAAGAGATATAAAAACTATTAAGGATTGTCTTTTTATGAGAGATGTAAAAATTGGAATAATATGGGATAAAAATAATAAGTATATGAAAAAGGGTAGTAAAGTTTCTCCTACGGATCAGGGAAGGGAAATATTTGAAAAACTATGCAATGAATGTATGATTATTAATTAAAGGAGGATGATTAATATGGGTAGTAAAGTAGATAGAATAGGTGAAACAAGAATTGATACATTTGGAAGTGAAATGATAATAACTAAATATAGAAAATACTCAGATGTAGATATTTATTTTCCAGAATATAATTGGACTTTTAAAAATGCAGACTATAGTAATTTTAAAAAAGGTAATGTAAAATGTCCTTATGAAAAGAGATATTATGGAATTGCTTATTTAGGGGAAGGAGATTATAGCGTTAGTAAAAATAGAAAATCTACTAGAGTTTATCAAACTTGGTATGATATGTTAAGAAGATGCTATTGCGAGAAAGAGCATAAAAAACATCTTACTTATAAAGATTGTAACACTAGTGAAAAATGGTTAAACTTTCAGAACTTTGGAGAATGGGATGAGGAAAACTTCTATACAGTTGAAGGACAACAAATGTGCCTTGACAAGGATATTTTAGTTAAAGGCAACAAAATTTATAGCCCTGAAACTTGTATTTATGTACCTCAGGATATTAATAAATTATTTATTAAAAGCGATAAGAAGAGAGGAGAATCAGTCATAGGTACAAGTTATCATAAAAGAGATAAAGTATATCAAGCAAATTGTAATTTAATCAATCCAGAAACTGGAAAATCTAAAAACGAATATTTGGGTTATTATAACACAGAAGTAGAGGCGTTTAAAGTTTACAAGCATTATAAAGAAAAATACATCAAACAAGTAGCTGATTATTATAAAGGTAGAATACCTGATAAATTATATCAAGCTCTATATAATTACGAAGTTGAAATAACGGATTAAACACATAATAACGGTAATGAAGGAAATGAGAAAGGCAAGTGAAGAATTATATATATAGAAAATACAATAGCTGATAATTTAGCATTAGAAAGATTATACGAAAATTTATTAATAGAATATTTAAAATACATTGACAAAAATTGTTAAATATGGTAATATATAAATATAGAAATTAATAAGTAAGGGGTGACGATAATGAAAGTTAAGTTTATAGTAGATGAAAGTGCAAAGAAAATAGAACAAAAAGTAAATGATTGGCTAGAAGATAATATAAAAGAAGTATTAGATATTAAACCAATGAAATTAAATGATAAATTAATAGGAGTTTTAATTGTATATGATGATTTTGTAGAAAGAGAAACAACATATCAGTTGTTGAATTAATATGAACACTAAAAATGAATTAAAAATAATACTTAAATATAACGAAAACATTAATATATTACACATATACAATAAACTTCTTGCCATAAATACAAAATTATTTAAAAAATATAAATTAAAATTAACAGATATCAGAACTATAAATGCTAAAGAAATTCAACAATCATGTATGAAGGCTAATTATTATAGTGATGATAAAGAACTTGAAATTAAAATAAATTATTACAAAGAGAATTGTGATTGTTTATTAGAAAATATAATAGTTAAATTAGTTGGTGATAAAACAACTAATGTTGATCTAATAAACATATCTGATATAATTGATTCTATATTTTTAAATTAAAAAAACAATTTAGGAGGTAATAAAATGATATTAAACCTAGGAAATGATTATAGAATAACAAGTGATGCTTATTGTTACATTGTACAAAAAGAAGTAGAGATAACTAGAAGAAATACAGGATTAGTAGAAAAAGAATTTAAAGATATTGGATTTTGTCCATCTATAAATTCAGCATTAAAATATATTGTAGACAAAGAATTAAAAATAACAAATGCATCTGATTTAGAATCATTAATAAATAAAGTTGATGAATTAAAGAAATACATAGACGATGTTGTTCCTCATGTACCACATGAAGCTAAATAGTTAAATAATTTGGTATAAACACTAAAAATAGCTACTGTCTAAAAGCGATTTTAGGGCTTTCAAAAAAGTTCATAAGGTGTTTATACCTTGAAATACTTATATATTCAATATAGAAATTAATAATAGGAGGTCAAAATGGTAGTTGAAAAAACATTTCAAGAAGTAATAAATACAATTAATGATGGTGAAATTTGGCTTAATAAATACAAAAATAAAAGATTAACAAAAATTCAAAAAACCTATAACAGTATAATATTTGAATTTGATGATGAATATAAGGATATTGGTGTTAGTTTAAATGATATATTTATATTAGACAAGAAAAAATATACTTTTGAAGAGGCTATGAAATCCTTAAAAGAAGGGAAAGAGATAGAAAGTTGTTATAGTGGAACAAAATATATAACTTCACCTAATAGAAATGAAAGTGTATTTTACTTTGATACAGAATATAATAAATGGATAACAGAACTTCATATGTTTAGTCATAACGAAATATTTGGTGATTGGTATATAAATAATTAATAATAGGAGGTGGTTATTTGAAGGTAAGGATTATAAATAAGAAGACAAAAAGAGAAGTGCCAAGTTTTATGTTACATTTATATATTACTTATGATGAAAAAGGTAATATGAAATGTATAGATGATGAATATGAATTACAGTTTAAAGATGAATTAGAAATGATGGTGGACGAAGATGATTAAAGTAATAGGTGGATTAATAGGTTTAATAATTGTGCTTTGTTTAATAGAGAAATTTGTATTTGGAGATGATAATAATGATGGAGGAATTATTAAATAAACATGAGCAATATTGTGAAAATAAAGAATGTGACAGAATATGTAGAACAGAAGAATTTGTTGATTGTTTATTAAAATGGTTATTAAATAATTATGATTTAGTAGCTAAAGATAAATAATTCAATATATTAATTAATAAGGAGTGATTATATGTTAGTACAAGAGTGGTTAGGAAAAGACAATAAATTAGGACAAGATATATGGAAAAATAAGTACCAATATGATAACGAAACA